GTAGCATCAAAATCAAATGTAACTCGTGGAGTTCCAAGAATTGAAGAGATTTTATCTTTATCAGAAAATCCAAAAAATCCATCATGTACAATTTATTTAAATGAAAATGATAAATATGACCAAAATAAATCAAAAGAATATATAAATAAATTAGAATATACAAAATTAAGAGAAATTGTAGAAACTTGTGAAATTTGTTTTGACCCAGATGATTTAAATACATTAATAAAAGACGATGAAGAATTAATGCATGAATATAAAGAATTTGAAGAATTATTAGATGAATGTAAATCAAGTTTAGATGAATCAAAAGATAAATCAAAATGGATAATTAGATTTAGTATGAATAAGACTGAAATGTTAGATAAGAATATAACAATGGAAGATGTTCATTTTGCTTTAACAAATTCATATAATAATATATCTTGTATGTACAATGATTATAATTCAGATAAAATAATTTTTAGAATTAGAATTATTAAAAATATTCAAAATGTAAAGAAAAAGAAAGCAAAGAATACACCAGAAACTTTAGATCAATCAGATGAAATTTATATATTAAAGAATTTACAAGATGAATTATTAGATAGTTTAGTGTTAAGAGGTGTAAAAAATATTAAAAAGGTTTTACTAAGAAAGATTACAGATAATTTTGAAGAAGTAGATTTAAAATATATTAAGAAAGAGTTATGGGTGTTAGATACAGTTGGAACAAATTTATTAGATATATTAGCATTAGATTTTATTGATAAAACAAAAACAATAAGTAATGATATAATTGAAATTTATAACGTATTAGGTATTGAAGCAGCAAGACAAGCAATATTTGATGAATTTTCAGAAGCGATTGAATTTGATGGCGCATATATTAATTATCATCATTTAACAATGTTAGCTGACAGAATGTGTTGTAATGATAAAATGGTATCAATTTTTAGACATGGAATAAATAATGATGATATTGGTCCAATTGCAAAAGCTTCGTTTGAAGAAACTCCAGAGATGTTTTTAAAAGCAGCAAGACACGGAGAATTAGACATAATGAAAGGTGTATCATCAAATATAATGTGTGGGCAAGAAGGATATTATGGAACAAGTAGTTTTAAATTGTTAGTAAATATGGATAAGATATCTGAAATTAATATGGAACAACAACAAGAATATGAAGAATATGAAGAAGATGATTTGTTAAAAGAATTGGATCAAACAGATGAATTTGGTGAATGTTCAACAAATAATTTAAAAATAGAGTCAATGGTGTCAAATCTAAAAGGAATTAAAATAGGAAGTAATGATGATTATGATATAGATTTTTAAAAAATAATAAATTTTAAAAAAATTCTTAATAAATTTAATAATAAATATAAAAATTTATTAAGACTGTAATATAATATGCAAGAAAGTATTTTTTATCAAATTTTAGCATCAAATATAATAGATAGTGATTTGGAAATAAATAAAATAAATGAGTTAAAATTTACATCAAAAATAGTAAATCTTTACACAAAATATAAATATTATAAATTTAAATGTTCATTGAAAGATAAAAATATAGTAAATATTTTTATTAAATCACAAAAAATATATAATTTAGTAACTAGATTTTGTAGTAAATTAAAATATAAACGTGCAAAAATTAATAACAATCAAGATTTATTAGGAAACGAATTAGATAATAAATTAACATTTAATATATATATTGATAGATTTATATATAAATTTACTTATGAAGATTTGATAAAAATAATTAAAAATAGTTTATTAAACTACGATTCCAATAATGCAGATACAATTATAACAAATAATTTTTTTACTCCATTAGAAATAAAAAATCCATATACTAATTTACCATTTAAAAAAAATATTTTATATAATTTTTACATCTATTGTAAAAATCAAAAATATAAAATACCAACATATTATAAATTGTATTATGAATCAAATTTTGAATTAAAAGATTTATTTTTATTACATGAAAATTATTTAACTTTAAATTCAATTAAAAATTATATAAATTCTCTAGATAATGAAACAAAATATAATTATCTTTTAAAAAGTAATATAATATTTTGTGATTTTTTAACAAAACATTTTAATAATATGGTAATACGATATTTATGTTTAGTATTTGAAAACAAATTATTTAATTTAGATTTAAATATTTTAAGTAATAATTTTAATGAATTAATATTTAATTATTTATCTATGATTTATTATTATAAATGTAATAATTCAAGAAATTTTGTTAGTTACAAAATGAAATTAGTAATGGGTTATTTATATCAAAAAAAAATTTCATTTATAGATGATAATATATTGAATAATTTTACCATAAGTGATATAGTTACAAAAATAAATGATAAAATAGAAATAATAATATTAAAAGAAATGGATGATTATAGAATTATACATAATATTGATCAAATTTTAAATTATCAAAGAAGTAATAGTTATATTTATACTAACAATCAAGAAAATAATATAGAAAATCAAGAAACAAATATAGAGGATAATGAAGAAGCAAATAACTATAATAATGAGGAAATAACTACAAAAGAAGAAATATATAATTCTAGAAATAACAAAATAATTTTATTAAAAGAAAAAATAAAATCAAATATTTTTAAAATAAAAGATAGATATACTAAGAGTAAAATATATAAAATATTTTATAAATTTTCAATTTTAAATATTTTTTTTATAAACTGTTATCTAAATATAATTATATTAAAATATATATTAAATAGAAGATAGATTATTTTTTCTTTATAAGTTTTTTGTTTTTTGGTGCAACTTTTTTAGAGTCAAAATTAATAATAGAATTTAAAATTAGATCTTTGTAATTGTCTAATTCCAATAAAATTTCTGTCTCAAATTGTATTTTATCACTATTAACCAAATCATTCTTAATATTAATAGTAGATGAAGTATGGAAATATAATAGTTTATAATTTTTTATACCTCTATGATAATTACTAGGAACTTTAATAAAATAATAATTATTGTTTTGAGTATTTTTATTTAAAATAATAAATGTTTTTTCAGTTATTGATAAATTAATAATAGTATTACACATTAAAATTATAGGTAAATTAAATCTTTTGGCTATTAAATAAATATCCATATAAGTAACATAAAAGTCAGGACTATTTATTAATTGAGATAATAATAATTTAAATTCTTGAGTTTTTAAAAATGGTGAAGTTTTTAATTTAGTTTTAATAATATTTCCTATAGATGATGAATTTTCAACGAGTTTTTTATTAATTTGTAAATTATTTAAAACAAACGCTTCAGTATATTCATTATTAAAATATTCTTCAATTAATAAATTTTTTAAATGTAATATATCAATTTCAGATAAGTTTAATTCTGAAGAGTTAGAATAATAATTTTTTAAAATAAATAATAATAATTCAAAAGAACATTGTTTATTTGAATCTATATCAAAATAAAATTCATATACTCTATTCTTAAATAATTTATTAAGTTCTAATTCTTTTATAGCATTTTTTTTATGTTTACATTGAATACTTTTAACATATTCATCTATAGTTTCTTCAATATCATTTAAATTTTCTCTAACAGGAGGTAAATCTTCTTCTAATTCAACTAATCCTTCTTCCATTCGTTTTTCTTGTAAATATTTTTTTTCTAATAATTTAATTTTTTCAACTTGCTTTTTTGGTAATTTTAAAACAACTTTTTCATCAGGTTGTATTTTATCTAAGTCAAAATCATCATATTCTGTGGTAATTTTAGAAGTATCAACTTTATTAATCTTACTAGAAGATTTAATATTATATGTATCAAATGTTGTATAATTTGAATAAGGGTCTTTAATTTGTAATCCAGTAGACGTTATTTCTTCTGCTAATACAGATTCCATTAAGATAACTTCATTTTCATTAATATTGTATTTTATGTTATTAAATGAAATAAAATTAGATGAATTAAATAATATAAGTTTTGTTTTATTATAACGTGTAAATTCATCAGAAAGTTTAGTAAAATAAATACTATAATTATCATCATTTGTTATTAAATTAAATTTGGGAATAATAAGATTACATATATTAGTATTTGTATTAATCATACAGAAATCTGTATCACAATGATTATTATTAATACATAGAGAGAAATTCTTTATATTAGCAAGTATTTTTGGATCATATTCTGCAAAATTAATATAATCTTTAGCAAGAATTTCTAATTCATCACGTATTAGTTTTAATTTATCAAAATAAATAAGTGCATTGTTTTTTATAATATCTTGTAATTTGATTTTAAATTTGTAATTTTTATATTCAAAAAGCAGTTTAATAATAGTATTTCTAAAAGAATCGTAAAATCCAGATTCTAATTTGATATTATTTATCATTTGTTTTCTTTCTTCATCAACGTTAAATTTATTTTGTATAATAATATCTGTAAATAAGTAATTTTTATCTGAAAGTTCTGGTAATTCATCTTTTATATATACTTCAGGTTTATTAATCATTACAAACTGATTTGCATTTGTCAATATACCTATTGTTAAATTATCCTCTACAATTTTATAAACAGGTTTACATTTTACAACTTCATTAGTGGAATCATATATATATTGTAAAAATTCTTTTGTAGAATTATAATCAGTGAATACTTCTTCTGTTAATTCATCTATGAATTTTATCGGAATTACATAATAATCATACATTTTAGATGGATAACAAGGAATGTATCTATATGAATCATAATTATTATAATTGCTTACAATTACAGCAATAACTTTGTTTTCATAATCCATAACTTGAAAGTTGATTTCAAAACCTAATTTATTTAATATATTAACTAGATTATCAAGTGAAATATTTTTTTCAAATGTAATATTTTTTGAATTATTTTCTATACAATTATCATTTAGGTCTTCTCTAATAAAATTTAGAATTTTTTTAAATTCATTTAATCTAGTTTCACTTGATTTAGAAGAAAAAGAAATTAATGGAGTAATAATATCAGTAACTTCTGTTCTAATTAAGTAAAGTGGTTCAAAATATTGTTCTTTCATTAATAAAATAAGATTTTTTTTACTATCATCTATAAATTCATTAGAATAATTTTGTTTTGGACAAATTACTTTAATATTATCAGTTAAATCATAACTTGTAATATCTAATATAATCAAATTAATTCCATTAGGAAATAATAATGAATTAGGTTTACAAACAATATCCCATAAATATGTATAATCAATTAAATAATTATTACCTTTTAAATATTTTTTAAAATTTTCAAATGAAATAACTATTCTTTTGTATAAATTTATATGATTATAATTAGTTTTGTCTAATTTATTGTAAAAATTACTATTATTTTCAAATTTTGAAATATCAAATGAGTCTAATATTTCTTCAGTAATATTTTTATTTAAAAATATTTGCACCAAATTAGCATTATTGTAAGTAATAAAATTATCAATAGTTAATGATTTAATTATTATAGTTTTCATTTCATCAATAGAAATAGTAGAATTTATTTGTAATATTTCTTTAGAAAAAACATCTGCAATACAAGATAAAAATGAATTATTTTTATCATTTTGAACTCCATATCTTAATAAACATGTATATTTGTATTTAATGTTATTATTATCAGGATTAATGCAGTCATCAGAATCAAATTGTAAAAATTTTTTTACATTAATAGGTAGATGACCAACTTTATATTGTTCTAAGGGAAATTTATCAGACCTAATAATATATTTTATATCTCCTTGTTTAACAACTTTACTACTAATATTACAAGTTCGATTGCCTTTATCTTCTTTTGATTTTTTTTCATTTTTTAATTTACTAAAACAACAAGGTAAACAAAATTCATTACCATATGCATCTGCTACTGTATCTTTTAAAAATGCAGGTTCTCTATCTTTATCTTCAAATTTATATATATTACCTTTGTCTTTTGTGTAAATAGTCCCATAGTCTCCTGATTCAACTTGTTCTTGTGTTAAAGTAGAATTTTTTTCTAAATCCCAGTATTTCGGACATATATAATAATATTTTTCAGTAGGATTAGTAGAATATTCTAAAATATCATTAGCTGTATATTTTGGATTATCAATTAAAACTTTTTGTTTTTCTTCTTCATTAAGAATTACAGGCTGACGAGCAGACTGACATAATCTTGAATAACTTACATAATTTTTATTTATATCTTCCTTAGCAAGATTAGGTTTATATGTTTTAACTTTAAATAATTCAGGTTGTAATTTTTCTAATTTATTTAAAATAGGATTGCCTCTAGTAGATTCTTTAAATTTTTTTAATTTATCTTCTTCTTCATTTAGTAATTCTTTTTCTTCCTTTTTTTCTTTTTCTTTTTCTTTTTCTTTTTCATCTTCATCTTCATCTTCATCTTCATCTTCATCTTCATCTTTATCTTCATCTTCATCTTTATCTTCATCTTCATCTTCATCTTCATCTTCATCTTCATTTTCATATTCATTATCATTAATTTTAATATTATTGGGTGACAATTCATTAAGTTTATTGTATTGAATTGTATCATCATCATCTTCCATAATATCTTTTTCTTTTTGAAAAGTATCATCGTCATCATCGTCATCATCCTCATCATCGTCATCTTCATCATCATCTAGTAATATATCTAGTAGACCATTAGTTTCTTCATCAACATCACTTGAACTAGCTATATCAATAGCATCATCAAGATCAATTTCTAATGGTGTATTGAGAACATTATCAATA